AGATACGATCAGTGGTAGAGTTACCAGCGGCAGTATCAGCGTTAGATGAGGCAAACACAGCCATGCCGTAGAGCTGACCAATTTCACCATTGCGGATTGCATCGCCGTTACCAACGAATGCTTGCTCAGTGTAACGAGCCAAACCCATCAGCGTGTTACGGCTTGAAGGAGGAATCAGGAAGAAACGACCATCCATAGGAATATCGTTGTCGTCCAAACGCTGAATGGTGCGACGAATAGCGGCATCAGTCAAAGCGGCGGCGTTAGAGGATGTGCTGTTGTAAGCAGTAGTACCATCAGAGCCAACAAAGGCTTTGGTAGTAGTGTTGCTAGTAGCATAGTCATCAGTACCAACTGTAGCGCCATTGAAAGCACGACCCAATTGAACCAAGTCAGTGTCGATGCGTTTAGCCAAAGCATAACCAGCGTCTTCTGTATAGAAAGAACGCAGTGATGTCAGGGCTTGAACTTCAACGATGTCTTCGATCAAACGTGAGTACTCATAGTGCTTGTTGATCAACACTTGAATGTTGGTGTCGCTCTCAGCAATCAAAGTCACGGCATCAGTAGCGGCCTTCAAAGAGGCATTGCCACGAGCTGGGCTAGGAATGTTGATGGTGTCACCCTTTTTGCCTTTGAAAGACATCTTCTTGACCAAATTAGCCAAAACGAGGTTCTTTTTATAGGCGGCAACAATTTCATCACTCCAAATTTCTGGAATGAAGTTAGCTGCGGATGTAGTGGTTACACTATTTGTGGGGGAAAAGGCGGTATTTGCCATAATTAAATCTCCAATAAGTTAAGTTTACTTAACACGACCTTCTGAATACGCTTGCATGATTTCATCTGAAAGCGCCTCATAACGAGTCGGGTCTTGCATTTTCAGCCGAATAAGGTCAGCCCTACGATAAACCCTCTTTGATGATTCCCCAGAACCACCTACATCAACCCCAACTGCTTTCAAATTCTGCTTACGAGTTGCTTCACCAGCGGTACTCATTTGCTTTTGTTTGACAGAGCGAAGTTCTTTGTAGGTAGATAACAGTTCATTGGCTGAATCATAATCAAATTCTGCATCAGCACGTTTGAACAAGTCAATGCGTACAGGGCTAGATTTAACCCAATTTGCAAAGTCCTCATTTTTAGCAATATCGCCAAAATCAGGATGTTCTTGCGCTAACTTTTGCTGAATTTGCGCCCTTTTCATCTCTAGCATGGCTTGCCTTGCCGCAATGATGTCAGGATGACTATCAACAGTCTTTTGAACTGCCATCTGTGGATTCTCAAAGAAATCTACTTCAGGCTCAACATCTCTAGTTTGCTGCTGTTGTTGTTTAACAGTGAGGTTCTGCCTAATGAGTTCATCAGCGAGCTTTCGGACTTCTCCGACCTCTTGTGCTTGTTTACCAATGAGCTTCTCAGCCTCTTGGTGCATTCGCACTACCTCGTCCAGACTTTTATCCCTGTATTTCTCAGGGAGTTCGGGCTTGGCTTGTTGCTCTACCGCTTCTAGTTCATTTGGCTCTTCATCAATCAGCATACTTTTTCCTTTTTCCTGCCGTTCTCGGTTGTAGGAGATTCAACTCGGCATAATTGCTTATGAGTTGAGTTTCTGCTCAGACTTCAACTTGTCAACATGGCTCTTCCCAAATTTGGCATATGCCGATGGAAAAGAACCAGACCATCCTTCAAGTCGAAATGCTGGCGCAGATAGTAAACGTGTTGCATTTGCACCACACTCACACATTAGACCCGTTGCCTCATAATCAACGAATCTTTCTGTCTTGTGTCCGTTTTCACAGACGTAATCATAAAATTTCTTCATATGCTCTTTCGCTGATCTCTTTAAGATTTTTCAGCCAAGAAAGAATAGAAAGTTCACCTTTTTTGAATTGTAGGTCTTTCTCACTATCTATTACAGAGATATTATTCAAAGTTGCTATTATTTTGTCAATATCTTCAATTAAATCTTTCCAACCTTCGGTAGACATCATGTCAAACCGATCTGTATAGTACTTTTGCAGTTCAGGTGTCATACGTCTTCAGCATCCTCAAAACCTACTTGCATTATGTGAGCCACTGCTATAAAAACCCGAGGTGGCATCAAGTGTTGGCTGAACATCCAGTTCAACCACAGGCTCAACCCAAGTCCACCCTGCTTCCGCAAGGATGTCATCAGTCACAGCCTCCATTGTGCGAGTTGTTCTGTCCGGCAAACGCACTCTCGTAGGCCGCGTCAAGCTGCTACCGCCATTGGTGTTTATCCATGTCATGGTATTTGGTTCACTCCATAAATATTGTTTGTGACAACAAGGGGGGCGGTTACCGTTGTGGGCAGCGGCAATGATGCTGGCGTGAAGTTGCTGGTGTAAAGAGCAACACCTTTGACGCTACGAAAATTTGAAATATACCCACTGTAGTATGTGGACGCGCCCGGTGTGGTTTCCGTTCCAATAGTTAAAGCGGTTGATGAATTGCTGATATTAGCTGTGTCAGGTATATCAGCGCCCAACTGAACACCATTCCGAAATAATTTAGTTACGTTGCCTGACCTTGATACTGCAAAATGCGTCCAAGTGTTATAAACGCCGCTGACGCTTCTTATGGCTGCGCTCATGGTATTCGTCCAATAGTAAAAACTGCCAGATTCAACACTCACGCCAAAGGCGGTTGGATAATTGCCAATTTGAAAAATCCTAGGAAATGAATTTAAAACAGTTTGGTATTGCCACCACTCAATAGTGTAGTCGCCTGTACCAAATTGAAATAAGCCGTTGTTGGGGATTGTTAAGTAATCACCAGCACCATCAAAAAATATTGACGAACTCATCCCTGTTGGGGCTTGAACTGTGCTAATAGCTGTATTTCCAAAGATGGAAATCGGAAGGTTTGTAGATGTGCTATTAACGATGCTGTAGTTATCCATCAACAGCAGCAAGGATGTGTTGGTGATGGCCGTCAGCGGAGATGTAGGAGGGGTAAAATTGCTGGTGTAAACGGCTGAAGTAACAACCCGCAGGTTACTGATGTAGCCCTGAAAAGGACTGGAGGCATTTGAAGCAGCCCCTACATAAAAACCGCTGGTATTGCCTATTGTCCCCGTTATAGAAGTAGGTGTTCCGGCAGAAACGCCATTGACATAGCAAGAAACAGTATTGCTTGAGCGAACAAAAGCAACGTGATACCAAGTGTTAATTCCAACAGCACTACCAAAAGTTGTTGTGCCCACGCCAGTTCTGTCAATTACTGGAGAGCCGTTATTAAATCCAAAAAACCACCTGCCACTTGCTTCGTTACCAATAGTTAAAGCGGTGTCGTAACCAGAGGCTGAAGACAGGTAAGCCCAAAATTCAACTGTAATATCGCCTGTAGTGGTTAAATTTGCAGACCCGTTTGATAAATAATCGCCAACCCCGTCAAAAAACCCCGCCCCGTTACTAGCGCCTGAAAATGGGTTAAACCCAGACTGAACCGCGTCGCCGTTTCGGGTGATGGTAAAGTTGTTAGTGCTGCTATCAATGAATGTGGTGTTGTTGCTGACAGTGGTTTTCCCTGCCCCATACAACATTAAATTAACCTCTGTGGTAATTGTTCCGCGATTTCGGGTGATAGTTGGCAAGGACAATCTAGTAACCATGCCACTGCTGATTACATGGTACTTGCTCATGTGATCTCCAGAGCCGAGATCGTGACATGAATGTAATTTGAAACACTGGCTTGCGCCCGTAACTTTTCGCCAGCTTTTAAAACAATCTTGTTAGCAACAACCTCCAAAGAAGTATCCGCAGGAACAGGCGTTGTAAAAGATAGATACGATTGAATCGTATTGCTGCTGTTGGTCTTGATAATGCTAATGTCTGCGGAAGCAGTGCCGTTGACGTTTGCACAAAGCACTGACAGAACAACCGCTGTGTTGCCTGTAGTAGCAGGCGCTTGATAAACGTCAGTTACGCTTGTTGAACTTAACTGAGCTTGAGCATTGTTGAATGTATTCGCCATTTTTATCCTCCGAGAGCCACACTAAAAGCAATAACATCATCAATTGTTACACTACCACTAGCAGTTGAATTGATAGTTTGATTTGGAAAAGAGCCTGTAATAGTGATATTAGTTCCAGCTACTAAAGCGGGTGTAGCAGTTCCAGTACCACCATTAGCAACCGCTACTATTCCCGTAACATTAGACGCAGTTCCTGTAGTGTTTTGGTTTAATGTCGGTACATCAGCCACCTGAATAGCTGACATGATTACATCTGTGCCATTGCCACGCAAATAAGCACCGCTAGTAACAGCACCTGCAAATGCGTTGATTGCGCCTTGTGCAGTCGTTGTTCCAGAACCACCATTAGCAATTGCTACAGTACCTGTAACATTAGAAGCAGTACCTGTGGTATTTTGATTCCAAGTAGGAACAGTTCCTGACAACTGTGAGTAAGGCAAACTTAGTGCGCTTAATGTTGTCAATGTGCTATTGCTAGATGCCGTAATGTTTGCGGCTGTACCAGTAGTATTTTGGTTTAGGGTCGGTATATCAGCAACTTGAATAGCTGACATGACCACATCTGTGCCATTACCACGCAAGTATTGACCAGATGTAACTGCACCAGCCAACGCATCCATTGCATTTTGCCGTGTTGTCTCACCTGTACCTCCGTTAGCAAAAGCAACTGTTCCTGTGACGTTGGACGCAGTTCCTGTTGTATTTTGATTTAGAGTCGGTATGTCAGAGGCGACAATTGCTCTAAACGTAGGAACACCAGAAGAACCATCAGGAGAAGCAAGTACATAGTTTGCTGTCTTACTTGCATAAGGGTTTAGAGTATCTCCATAACCGCTTGCGAGACTAATAGCTGGTGTTGCACCACCACTAGAATTTACTGGAGATGTCCCTGTTACCGATGTAACTGTTCCATTGCCTTTATTGTTAAAAGTTGTCCAATCGGCAGAACTTAAAACACCTCTATTGCTTGCAGAAGCAGTTGGGACATTTAAAGTAATAACTGGTGTTGTAGTTCCATTGGCTACAGTAGAACTTAAATCTGTTCCTGATGTGCCTAAAGTAAGCGCACCTACACTTGTAACAGTACCCGCTAAACCAAAATAGGGCAAAGTGTTCCAATTGTCCGTACCATTGCCGACTTTAAGTTTTAAAGTATCAATTTCAACGCCAACTTCACCCTCTGCAAGAGTTGGGTTTGTTGAAGTCCAATCAGCCGCATCACCACGCCTGAGTTGTATCTGAATTGCCATTAAATGCCCCCTGCATCAATAGGAGTGACCCCACCATAGATGCTAAATGGATAACCACCATCAAGATTTGCAAATGCTTCTCCGTTTTGTCCAGAAACGCCAGCAGCGCCTTGTGGCCCACGCTCGCCCTTCTCTCCAACAACCTCACCAACATTTATTGTCTTACCATCGGAAAAAGTGACAACCAAAGACCCATCAAAATCTATCTTAGTGCCAACAATGGAGACTCCATCTTCTCCATCCTTACCATCAGCACCATCTTTGCCATTATCACCATTTTTTCCATCTTTGCCATCAATACCACGCTCACCTTGTGGGCCTTGATCGCCTTTTTCTCCCTTGTCACCAACAGGGCCTTGTAGTTTCTTTACATCAAGGACATGGCTTTCAAGTTTAGGAAGTTGTTTATCAAGCAGAATTGCCAATGCAGACAACTTTGCATCAGTTGACGCATCTGATAGCAGTATCTGCTTAATATCCATCATTGATTAACAAAACTCTTGAGAAAGTTGGTGTCTTTTGCTTTTTGCTCGTTCTTGTCCATGTTTTGCAATTCAACAACCTTTAACTTATTCTCAATGTCTTTTTCTTTAAGCATCAATTCTGCGATTTTGACACGCTTATTGAATTCTTTTTCAGCCATAGCATCATTGTCAGGCAAGTTCTTGGTCGTTGCAGCAAGTGTCTTGGCTTGGACTTCTTGAGGCATTAACTGTGCTTCAGTCATCAATTTAGCCGCTTCAGCACGATTTTGCTCTGCTTGGGTAGTCTGAACTGCAATCTGAGCCTGTGCCGCTTGTAGAGCCAACTCTTGCTGTGCTTGTTGCATCTGTTGTGCTTGTGGATCAGGTTGAGCCATTTGATCCAACATCTGAATCAACTCATATCTGTTAGACAAAGAAGAATTAGCCATGATTCCCTTGAGAATCACAGGCAAAACAGGTGTATTAGGGCCAAGTGTCTGGAGTAAGGAAATGAACTGTTGTTGTTCATGCTCTCTAGCGATGATTCCAAGTGCAGCCGTGGGAATAAACTTCATGTCCACGGTAGGATAACGCTCTGGGTCGAACTGCATATAGCGGAAAGCCGCCTTATTGATGAACGGAATCAAGAAATCTTCTTGGAAGTTCACCAATGTACGCTTGTATTTCTTGATAATTGAGGCAACAGCCATCGAAATACCGCCCTGATTC